AAAAACATAAGAATTATTACCAAAAGTACCTGCTGTAGCAGCAACAGGACCCTTATTAAGAGTTAAAGTTGCAGGAGTAGGAGTTGCACTTGTTACATCTACTTCAAATGAGATAGTTGCATTCGCCGATTTACGAGAACGAGGAAGATAACCAATATTTCGTGCTAAAGAAACGACATTTTCTCTTAAAGTAGCACTATCAATAAACACTTCATTTGATACCATGTTGGCATTGTATGAAGTAATGTAAGTATTGTATGCCAGAACGTCTAAAATCGAAGATAAGTTCGATCCTTCAAAGTCATAATCGGTAAATGTAGAATTTGCCTTAAGATAATCCTTTAATGATATCTTAACGTCATCGAAATCTAGGTTTGAAAAATTGACTAATGGCATTTTATCTTGTTGGTTGCAATGCGAATTCTAATTCTTGTGGAGGAACATCTGCTCCTACTATTTCATAAGTGATAACAGCATCAAAACTATTATTCTCATAGTCAGGAGTAATGTTTACATCTATTAATGATATTCTAGGTTCATAATTTACAAGAGAATCAACTATTTCATCTTTAAGTTCAGATGCAACTATGTCGTCCACGTTCTCAAAAAGCAGTTTAGTGACTCTAGATCCAAAATCTTCATTAAAGAATTTTTCACCAGGTTCCGTAAAGATAATATTTTTTACGGAACGAGCAATTGCGTTCTCATTTTTAATTCCAATAAGGTCATTATTCAGAGGATTACTCTGAAAAGTCATACTAAGATCCTTAAAACCCTGACTAACCCGTTCTAAAGGCATGAAATATTGTAATATTTAGAATTATAACTTATTTATTAAGGATTTCTTACTAAAATTCTGCAGTAGGAATGGTATCAGTGTCATAATCGAGTCCTTCCCAAAATTCGTCATCATTTTTTTTCTCATAAAGGTCATTTTGGACCTTAGAATCACGTTTTTTAGGCGTTTGGACATCATTAGCAATTTCTCTAAGCATTTTTTGATGTTGTTGATTCGCTAAGTTGTCTAAGAAATCGTTAGATTCGATCATTTTAACTACCTTCCTATAAAAAAAGGACTCTTTCGAGTCCCTTGTATTTATTTACCTTGCCCTCGGCTCCTTTTAGGTGCTTTGTTACGAGAAGAAGCGGCATATTTGGTATGTTTACCATTTCCTTGACGAGTTTTTTTCGGTTTTGCTTCTACAAAGGTACCCGAACTCCAATTTACTGTTTTAGCCATACTTTAACATCCCTCCGAATCATGTGTATCTTCTTCTAACACTTCTTCCGTTACCCGATATTGAACCGAGTCACGCTGCGTTAGTTCTTTTAATATCTCATCAGACAAATACCAGAGATCTTCTGATGTTTTTTGAGTCATATGATGTTCGACCCATTCCTTGAGAGCATCCATGGTTATAGAATACGAGTTTTTTCGTGACCTACCCTGATCCGAGGATCGCACCAGATATCCCATCCTTCCTCAATCGCATCAAGACAGAACGAAACGTCTTCTCCACACATATCCTGAACAGCACCAGATTCAAATTGTTGCATCTTAGGAGCAAACCATGGATACTCTAGTTTTTCAAAAACACCGTTCTTAATCAAAACCCATCCAAATCCAGTATAATCTACTGTGAAAGGCTTCTTACGTTTCATAATACTTTCTACAGTTTCATGATTCATAACTCCGCCATTCTTACGGAAATCCTCTTCCTCTAACCAGTGTGCGACAGATGTGGTCTTTCCATCTTCTGTTGCATACCATCCAGCAGTAATTGAACGCTCCTTAAGTAATTCTTCATCCCACTTAACAATATTACCTGCTTCATCTAACTCTGCGGATTCTGCAGGAACAGAAAGATCACATAATTGCCAGAATTTGGTTGTATCAAAGACAATATCCGAGTCAATCCATAACTGATAATCATACTTAAGTTTTCCATCCCAAGGTATCTGATTAGGTCCTCTTAATACATTTGCACCTAAGCACTTACATCGTGCAAAGTTTACCATGGAAGAATAGTCCTGTGAAATTTGGATGGACATATTATTCTGAACCATATCAAAGCATAACTGCACGAAGTTCTTCAGAAAAATATATGAACATCCACGTCCTGGAAGACAAAATACAATTGTCTTTCCTTTCATTCTTTTCTTAATTGCATCAATGTCCCATTCTTCCTTTTTCTTGGGTTTAGGAGCATTGGCTTTAACAGTAAATCCTTTTGCCATAATTGTTAAGTACCTTCATTCCAATTATACAGTGATATTATGTATATGTCAATGTTTATACTAATCTAATATTAAAAGCTAGAGATATCCGTACATCATTACTTAAATGTGGATTAACTCGATGTGGTATGTCTGCTGGAAATATAAACATATCTCCTGGTTGTGCATTAATCGAATATGAATTATTAAATGATGATCGACTATGTTGTAATGGATCTAATAATATTAATGATCCATAATTTTCTGTAAGATAATATACAACTGATAAATCAACCTTTGGATGTGTATGCTGTAAATTATAATTCCCCTTTCTATTAATATTAAGCCACCATGTACAAAAAAGAAATTCTGGTAATTCTTTAAGACCTTCCTTTATTACATTAAAAAATGGTATATCTTCAAATCTATCAGAAGCAATACTTTGATATCCTCCTACATTTGATATTACTGTACCTTTATTATTTCTCTCATAATTTAATGCCCATTTCTTATTATATTCTGAATGCTTAGTTTTTACATAATTTAAAACACTTGGAAATAATATAGTTTCTTCCATTTAATAACTATCCTCTCCCTCTGGATCTCCCCAATTACGATCTCCATATCCTCCCATTCCTGGTGGTAATTTCTCATAAGACAAATCATCTATAGTATAATCTGTTCTCATTAATCCTACCATATTATTTAAATCTTTCCATGTCTTTTTGAATTGACTCTCCGTTAATGAATTATATAAACATCTATCCTTTGCATATATGTGGTAAATTGTTGTGTCCATATGTCTCATCATTACTATAATTTATTTAACGGTCTTATAAGTTCTAAATTCATTACTAACGAAACCCTTGGAGTATCTAATTCATGTCTCTCTACTGAATGTGGTATGTCTGCTGGAAAGATTAATATATCCCCTGCAAGACAATCCCAGTCATATGCAGTATGTTGATTGGGAAATATCTCTGGAAATTTATATCTACTCTGAAGCATTGGATCTACTAACTTTAAACTATTATTATTATCCGTTAAATACCATATTAAAGATAAATCAGATCCTGGGTGAGTGTGCTGTATGTTATAATCCCCTTTCTCATTTATTAATACCCACCAAGATTGTATATCAACATCTGGTAAAAAATTTAACTTCTTATTTAATAATCCATCGTCTGGTATGAATTTATAATCCTTCTCTATAATCGGTGGATAGTTAGAATGAAAACCTCCTCTATTTGAAATTTTTGCTCCGGGATTTTTTTCGCGAATCTCAATTGCCCAATCGTATAATTTATCAATAACTTCTTTATCACTCTCTTTTACTGGTATGTGCCAAATGGGAGTCGTGAATATTTCTGATGGTTTCATTCTTTAAATCCCTGTGGGTCTTATAAAATTTTCCTGGATTTTTTTATATATCCTCCATGTACCCACTTTTGTAGGTTAGGGACTTTTGGTTTTTTTAAAACGGGCAACGCGACGCGCCACGATAACAACGAAGGGCATAAAACATTGTCGAAAACACTGTTACAAACTCATCATAACATGCACTGAGGTTTGTGTCAAGAACTGTGTAATCACTAAGTAACAATTAAGAATATAAAAAATGGGTGAGTTCTTTATAGAAACCCACCCACAATATGCCCTTTAATTGTTGATACTTAAAGCACTGCAGATCTTGCCTCCAAAATGTCATCGAGGACTGCTAAGATTTCATTGCCATTGTTTGCATTATCTAGGAGAAACTCTGCGAAGTTTCTTGATACAAACTGTTCAGAAGAGTTAGACATAATTAAGAAGCGCAATTAGACGCATGATGTTAACAACGAAGAACTGACGATTTGCCGGTCTTCGCTTATACTAACAGAACACTTTATTAGTCCCCCCTTACTGTTACCAACTGACAGGATTACTCAGGTCTTCAGTAACACTTTCCACATACTCATTATCCTCTAATTGTAATACTTTTCCCCAGTTAATTTGATGGGGATTAAAGTCATCTAACACGTCTAATTCTAGCGTTATTCTATACCTACTCTTCGTCTGGTTGTAGTAAGAAACTGTCATGAGATTAGAGGAGACTGAGTTACTAATAGTAGTATAATGTATAAGAGAGTTCTTGTCAAGTATTGTACTTTATTTATGTGGAAAACTTTATAAAATCGAACCTAAACTATCGGTTCTAGTTTATACTGAACTGGTTTGGTATTAATGCTACAAAATATTACCGAGGGTCTTGTAATATCGCTCGCTTCGTGTTATACTACGCTCGCTAAGATAACAATAAGAACTAACA